TTGGAGTGATAATCCAGCCCTTTGTATTAGGGATTACTTGACATCTGCTTATGGGTTAGACCAACCACAAAGTAGAATAGACGATGATCTGGTTAACGCTGCTGTGGTTATTTGTAATCAAACTGTCGAGAGCGAGAAACGATACACTTGTAACGGAGCTTTTACTACAGATGCTGCACCAGAAGCTATCTTAAATGATTTATTGACTAGCATGGGCGGTCTTCTTTGGTATGGTCAAGGTAAGTGGCGAATGAAAGCCTCGTCTTGGACAACCCCAACTGTATCTTTTGATGAAAATGACTTAAGGTCTGGCATATCCCTATCCACAAGACACTCTCGTAGGGATAATTTTAACTCTGTCAAAGGTAAATTTAAAGGCCCAGAGAGCGACTATCAACCAGCAGATTATCCAGAGGTAACTGAAGCCTCTTACTTAGCAGCAGACAATGGTCTAGTAAACGTCTTAGACTTTATTTTGCCGTTCACTTCTTCAAGTAAAACTGCGCAGAGAATTGCCCGTATTGCCCTAAATCGTAACAGAGAGCAACTTACTTTTAGTGCATCTTTCGGTATGAGAGCTTTCCAAGTTCAAGTTGGGGATTTTGTCAATATTACTAATGAAAGGTTTGGTTGGGTCAATAAGACTTTCGAAGTTACCGAATGGACTTTTGGTTTAACTGATGAACAAGACCTTCAAACTCGCATGACACTAAGGGAAATCTCCGAGGGTGTCTTTAGTGAAGTGACAGGCCAACCTTTTGAGGTTAACAATACTACACTTCCTGATGCCTTTTCAACTGGATTGACAGGCGCTCCTGTTATTACAGAAGAACTATATGCGACGAGAGATGGCCTAGGCGCTCGTGTTCTGCTTAACATAAGTTGGGATGCAGCAGAAGACGCTTTTGTTGATAGATATGTCGTCCAAGCACGTAGGATTGCTACACTAGAAGGTACACCGATAACAAGTAACTTCTTGTCCCTTCCAGATACAAAAGAGACTAACACTGAACTTAGAGACGTAGAGACAGGGACTTGGGAGATAAGGGTCAAGTATATCAACTTGCTTGGCATTTCTTCTGAATACTCCACCTCTACAAAGACTGTTTTTGGTCTAACTACACTACCAGAGGAACTACAAGGTTTGACCTTACAGAGTGCTGGGGGTTTAGCTGTATTGAAGTGGCAAAGGTCTGTTGATCTAGATGTTAAACTTGGTGGTAATATCGTAATTCGTCATAGTGAGGCGACTATACCAAGCTGGCAGAATAGTTATTCTATGGACAGAGTAGGTGGTAATGAAAGTATTGCTGTTGTTCCTCTAAAGAATGGTACTTACCTTGTTCGAGCAGAAGATAGCGGCGGAAGACAAGGGCCAGTTTCTATGGTTAGCACAAAGGGTATTCAAGTTATACCTTTCACATCTGTTGGCATCTTGCAAGAGGAGACGTAAAACATGGCAGTCTTTTCTGGTAACAAGGAAAATCTAGGTGTCGTTGATGGCAACTTAGTTATTGCAGGGGCTTTGCTTATTGATGATTGGGAAGATGTTGATAACATAACTAACATTGACTACGAAGGTGGCGTACTTTCTCAAGGGATTTATAGTTTTGCTGGTACGTTTGATTTTGGCTCTGTAAGAAGAATTAGACTGCGTAGCCTTATAGAACTTAATGCCCTTAATATCTTCAGCCTATTTGACGATAAAACAGAGGACATTGATACTTGGCTTAATATTGACGATACTGATGGTGCAGAGGTTGACTGTGTTGTGGAATTTAGACAAAGTGATGATGCTCCATCTGGATCGCCCGTGTTTACTGAGTTTAGCCGTATCGACAACACAGAAATCTCAGCAAGACTTGTAGAAGCAAGAGCTATCTTAACTACTAGGAACCCTGCCTTTAATGCGGCAGTGTCAAAACTTAGACTTTATGCAGATGAGGTGGCCTAATGGCTCAAACGACAAACTATGAAATTGCAAACTCTAGCGGCCTAGTCTTTAGGGGAAGGGTTAACGAAGTTTTTGCGGCTGTTCAGTCTAATAACTCTGGTGCTACAGCCCCTACTGGAACTGTTGCTTACCAACTTTGGTATGATACTACCACTAATATCCTCAAAATGAGGGACGCTACTAACTCTACTTGGATTAGTCTTTTTACTGTTGACCAAACCAATGGTGTATGGAGTGTAAATGCTGACTCTACCAGTAATGCCCTGCGTATTACTCAAACTGGAACTGGCAATGCCCTGCTAGTAGAAGATAGCGCAAACCCAGATAGCACCCCATTTGTTATCACTGGTGCTGGTAATGTTGGGATTGGGACGGACAACCCTCAACAGCTTTTGCATCTGTCCGGCACTGTTCCTGATATTCAATACACAGACACTACGGGCAATGAGTGGCGGGTCGGGAACAACAATGGCGTCTTCCGCTTCTATGACGTGACCGCAGCAGCAGAACGCGCCCGCATCTCCTCAGATGGCAGTTTCTTTATCGGAACAACCTCATTCGATCCCGCCAGCGCCAGCGATGTGGGATTGACATTTTCTACTACGAACACTTTATCGGTGGCGCGAAGTGCTAGTCCTGCGCTGACAGTAGGCAGGCAGACGGATGATGGGACGCTTGTAACACTCCGCCAAGCGGGTGTGGTAGAAGGTACGATCAATGTCTCAGGTACGACAGTCAGTTACAATGGCGGCCACCTCTCCCGCTGGGCGCAACTGACAGACAACTCTCGCCCAGAACTCCTCAAAGGCACAGTCATGTCGAACCTTGACCAGATGTCAAACTGGGATGGCGAAGAAAACGAACAGCTTAACTGCGTTCAGATCAGCACTGTCGAAGGTGATCCTGATGTGGCTGGCGTATTCGTGGCATGGGACAGCGAAGACGATGGGTATAACGACATCCTACTTGCCATGACAGGCGATATGGTGATCCGAATTGCGGCGGGTACAACTGTCCAGCGCGGCGATCTGCTGATGTCGGCTGGCGATGGCACGGCTAAACCACAGGGCGATGACATTGTGCGCTCTAAGACCATCGCTAAAGTGACTTCAACCCACGTGTCTCATACATACGCGGATGGCTCTTACGCAGTGCCGTGTGTCTTGATGGCTTGTTAAGAAAAGTGAGTGAAGGTTACTATGCGTATTAAAAACGTAGAGGCTATCAAAGAGCATGAAGACCTAAGGCTGACCTCTTACCTACCAACAAAGAATGATGTTTGGACTATTGGCTGGGGTCATACAAAGAACGCTAAACCTAATATGACTATCACTGTTGCCCAAGCAGAGCAGTTTCTTAGGGAAGACCTAGCGTGGGTAGAAGACACTATCGATAAGCTAGTAAAGGTTCCCCTCACACAGAACCAGAGGGACGCTCTAGGCTCTCTGATCTTCAACATAGGTGGTGGGGCCTTCGCTGGGTCAACAGTGCTTCGTAGGCTAAATTTGGGGGACTACAAGGGGGCTGCTGATGCCTTCCTAATGTGGAACAAACAAAAAGATAAGCAAACTGGTAAGATGCTACCACTCAGAGGTCTTACTATACGTAGGAAAAAAGAGAGAGACCTATTCAATGCCTGATGAACCTTGGCACTTATCTAAGAGCGTACCCCTAACACTGATCTTTGCCATTGCATGTCAAACGGCTGCTATCATTTGGTTTGCTGCTTCTCTCAGAAATGACATTGACTCTAGCGCAGAGGACATTATCCGTCTTGATGCAAGAACCACTAGCCTTGAAAGCATCGTACAAACTCAAGCTATCACTCTAGCTAGAATAGACGAGAACATCAAGGGGATTAGAGAATATCTTGAGAGGGATAAACCATAGGTGATAATCGTGAGAAAGACATTCAAACGAGAAGTAGCAGTAATCCTTCTGTTATGGCTATTCTACGTTGTAGAGGTAAAAGATGCTAAAATTATTGAAATTCTCGTTTGGCCCATCTTCACGTTTGTTACTGCTGCTTTTGGTCTTGACCAGTATAGCAAGCTGCGGGACAAGCCCACTGGGCCTTCTGACGGGAAGGGGGACTAACGTAGCCGCCAATACCCAAGTGGGAAAGACTAATAGCCAGACTATTGGAACAACAAATAATACTGAACAAAGGTTAGAGTTTGATACGGCTGGTAGGGTATTTCAGTCTACAGACAATAACAGGGTTAAGACGGAATCAGTAGAGAATGTAACTGTCAATGAGACAAACCCTTGGGTGATCCTTCTGCTAGTACTTGGTTGGTTGTTGCCTAGTCCCAATGAAATCGGTAGGTCTATCAGAAGTCTATTCTCCCGTAAGAAATAAAACTGCAATACAAATGAAAAAGCCGCGCCTAGGATCAAACCTAAGTGCGGCTTTTTGCTATTCTACTTCTTGGATCAGCCAACCTAGATAAACTTGGGCTTTCTTCAAGTCTTCTAGACCATTCTTGTAGCGCCAGCGATGCAAGTATTTAGCTATGTTACCTCGCAAGTACCCAATGTATTCTTCTTTAGTAAGGGAATCTTTGATATAGTCGATAGCCTCAATCTTACCTTGACCATAGTGTGATGGACTATTCACATTGTCAGCAATATCCCCAGTATCGTCAATATCTGGATAATTAAAATACCCAAGGTTCATAGCGGGTTCCCCATCATAAGGCTTAAAATGGTTATCCCATGAATCGAAGTTAGAACTCCACCAAATGTCTCCTTCTGTTAAGAGGGTATAAATAATTTTTCTCGCGCCATCGAGCACCTCTTTCACAGTGACTACATCTCCCTCGCGCACACTTGCACATAAAGGATAGTCTTCTTTAGCAACCCACAGGCTTCCTACTTCTATTCTGCTCATAGCTTTTCTTCCATAAATACTTTGACCCACATAGCAGTGATGTCTGATCTGATAATATCACCTACTTCAAACTCTACAATAGAGATAGGAAGCATGTGTTTCTTAGCTAGGTGAATAACCTTTGTAAGACCATCGGCCTCTTTAAGATCGCTTTGTTGCACATCACCATTAAGAACGATAGTAGAGCCTTCACCAACCCTTGTCAACAACATTTTGAGTTCGTGAGTAGTGATGTTCTGTGTCTCGTCCACAATAATAAAGGCGTTCTCAAAAGACCTACCTCGCATAAGAGCCAGAGGGGCCATTTCAATGTTACCATTCTTGATCGCAGTTTCCACTGCTCCCTTACCAAGATGCTTCTCTAGGACATCAAGTACAGGTAAAGCCCAAGGCATAGTCTTCTCTTGTAGATCACCCTTTAGAAAACCCAACTCTTTGCCGACAGAGACCATAGGACGTGTAATAACGATCTTATCAATCTTCTTTAGTGTATATAGGTCTGCGGCATAAGTTGCTGTAACGTAAGTCTTCCCAGTACCTGCGGGGCCAAGGATAAAGACTTGAGTACTAGACTTCAAGGCATTGATTAAGTCTTGTTGTTTAGCTGTTTTAGCAACAAGCCCAGAGGTAAGTTTTACATCAGAGTTCTTGTATTTAGTTGTACGACGAGTAGATTTACGAGAGCCTTGAGCTTCATTATCAGGGATCATAGCTTACTTTCTTTATCTTTAAGATATACCTCTAGCTCTGCGTACCCACCAATATAATGGTCTCCATCCCAAATCTGCGGTAGGGTATTCAACTTAGCTACTTTCATCAACAATCTAGTTAGTGGGTGGTCATGGTACAAATAGTATTTATAGACTTCATTTTTCATCTCTAATAGTTTTGCTGCTTTATCACACCAAATGCAATCCCAACGCCCAATAATTGTATACATATCTTACCCCTTGTGTTGGTTGGCCCGCCCTGAGTGATTTGAACACCCGACCTGAGAATTAGAAGTTCCCTGCTCTATCCACTGAACTAAGGGCGGTATAAAACCTAGGACAAAAGCTGATTCTGTCCTAGGCATTGTAATATGATTACGTCACATCAACAATCTCACAAGAGCCTACACAAGCAAAAGTCTGTGATCCAGATGTGTTGTCTTCTACTTCATACTCTGAAAGTTTAGCCCAATCAATGTCTTTCGGCATTAGAGCCATAGCTTTATCATAAGTTTCCTTGTCAATTTCTTGATAAGGGGCCTGCTGATAAGTGTGTTCATTGTATGGCAAGAAAGACACGCCAGACATTTCATCAAGGTGTTTATAGACAAAAGCACCTACATCGAACCATTCGTCTTTTCTGACATTGATCGTGACAGAAGGTTTATGCTCACACCAGCTACGCTGATAAGCCAACCACATTTCCAACTGGTCGATAGCACTAAGATCAGCCGTGACCACTGCACCCTCTGGGGCCTTCATTGGGAAGCTAAACACA